ATACTAAGTAGAATCGTAGACACACTAAAGAGAGTCATAGTAGCTTCAGGTCCAGCAGTTACTGCTGCTGCTGCTGCTCCAATCACTGCAGGTATTGCTGCTTTACTTAATAAGATTATAGGAGCAGCTGACCGATTAATAATCAAGTATGAACCTCGGATTGAAGCTCTAGATAAATCAACCTGTGCAGCAGCTAAATCTATAACATTTGTTGTTGCAAATGTAAACGTAGTAGATGCGTTTATTCGAGTAGTTGACGAGTTACTCCGTAGGTGTATCCAAGACTTAGCAGATTCGGACAACCCTCTATCTAGAAGCATAGCATCAGCACTAACACCTATCAGTGGCGGAACGTTTGCAAGTAGAGAAGTTACCTATAGAGGATATAAGATTGAAATACGAGTTAAAGAGAGTACAAATACGCTTAAGCAAAGATACGCAGTAGGGATTGATGCAAACGAAGTAGTAGCCATACAAGGACCTCTATCTTACAGCGCCAACGCAGAAATACTTATCGAAGAACTTAAACATAGAATCGACACATATTTAGGCTAAATCTATTTATAATTATGAAAGCATCTGATTTTAAGAATATTATTAAGGAAGCAGTAAGAGAAGCTATTAGAGAAGAGCTCTCTGAAATGCGACAACCGGTACAAGAAAGCATCCAACCTACACAGACTAAGTTGCAATCTTTAACCGGTAACCCTATCTTAGACGCTCTTAACGAGACTAGAGGTAGTATGACCTCTGAAGACTATAGGAATATTGGAGGAGGAGATTTTAGAGCTGATATGGCTCAAAGTTTTAATAGAGCTGCATTCACGCCTCAAGGTAGAGCAGCAAAACCTGTTTCTGATGATCCTCAAGCAGTAGCACAAGCAGTAGCATCAGCACCTAAGGTGGGTCTAGATTTATCTCAATTAGGGTTTGTAAACAAAGCAGCTGCTATTGTTAATGAAGCTGATAGAAAACAAAAAGAAAAGTTTAGCGTATAATGGCATATAAGGTTCAAAGAATTAATCCTTTAGATCTACAGCCAAGGAAAGCTGTAGGTGTAGCTTTACCTTTCTCAGGTAGAGCTGTTTTTAATTCTACATATACCTCTAAAGAAGCAATCCGCGCTAATTTAATTAACTATATGTTAACAGGTAAAAACGAACGAGTATTTAATACTGAATTCGGCGCCGGACTTCGAAATTTATTATTTGAAGCAATAACAGAAGAAGGTATACAGGAGCTGAAATTAAACATAACTAAGAACCTAGAACTATATTTCCCTAGAGTAAGAGTAAACTCTTTTAATATAAACGCTATACCGGATAACAATTTAGTAAATCTTGAATTAAAATATTCTGTAGTACAAACTAATATAGAAGACGAAATATCAATTAACTTCGAACAGTAATGGCACAAGAAAGAGAGATTCAATATTCAAATAAGACTTTTAGCGATTTCCGTCAGCAGTTGATTGATTACGCTAAAAATTATTTTCCAGATACATATAACGACTTCTCACCTACATCACCTGGTATGATGTTTGTAGAGATGGCTTCTTATGTTGGAGATGTACTCTCTTTCTACCAAGACATACAGTTACAGGAGACATTCCTTCAATACGCTCAAGAACCTGGGAACTTATACAGTTTAGCATACATGATGGGGTATACTCCGAAAACAACCTCAGCAGCAATTGTAACGCTGGATGTATATCAACAAGTACCTTCTAAGAACGCTGGTTCTAACGCAGTACCGGATTACGACTACGCTATTACGTTAGATAATAATGCAGTAATCCAAAGCGCTACTAACCCACCGGTTCAGTTTTTAATTCAAGATAAAGTTAATTTTGGCTTCTCATCATCTTACGATCCAACTACAGTATCAATATACGAAACAACAGCAGGAAATATTACAAAGTTTTTACTTAAAAAACAAGTAAAAGCTATCTCAGCAGAGATAAAAACTACTACTGTATCAATAGACAGTATCGAGAAGTTTAAAACAATTGAGATTAACGATACAAATATTATTGGGGTTTTAGATGTTACTGATAACGATGCAAATTCTTGGACTGAAGTACCTTATTTAGCACAAGATAGTGTTTTTGAAGAAACAACCAACTTAACTTCAGATAGTAACTTAGTTCCGTATTCACTTAACATACAAAAAGTACCACGTAGGTTTGTTACTAGATTTACATCAAACGGCGCTTTACAGTTGCAATTCGGAGCAGGTCAACCTGGAAATGATGACACAGTAGTAACCCCAGACCCAACCAATGTAGGGCTAGGTACTGTTAACGGAGTAAGTAAGATCGATGTTGCATATGATCCTTCTAACTTTATGCACACCGGTGCCTACGGTTTAGCACCATCATCAGAGTTGACCATCAGGTACTTAGTAGGCGGAGGAGTTGGAGCAAACGTTCAAGCAGATTCACTTACAACTGTAATATCATCTACAAGAACTGCAATCCAAACCGGATACGAAGACACATTCTCAGTAAACAACCCAGAGTCTGCAACTGGAGGTAAAGATGGAGATTCTATTGAAGAATTAAGACAGAATTCAATACAGGCATTTAACTCACAATTAAGAGCAGTTACTAAGGAAGATTATACAGTTAGAGCTTTGACTCTTCCTCCGCGATTCGGTTCTATTGCAAAAGTATTAGTTACACAGGATCAATTAACCAGTGTTAAAAGTCAACGAGACAGTATTGTGGATAGTAATCCACTCTCACTGTCAATGTACGTACTCTCGTACAATAGTGAAAAGCAGCTTACAACAGCCTCTTCTACGTTAAAAACAAATCTAAAAAATTATATATCTCAGTACAGATTAATTACCGACGCTATCAATATAAAAGACGCGTTTGTAGTTAATATAGGAGTTAGGTATGAGATTGTGTTACGACCATCAGCAACCGCTAAAGATGTTCTAACAAAATGTACGCAAGCGATTCAAGATTACTTAAACGTTACTAAGTTGAGTATAAACCAGCCTATTAATTTATCTAAGATATACACTCTACTCGATAAAGTAAAAGGTGTACAGACTGTACAGAATGTAGAAGTATTCAACAAAGCTGGAGGTAACTACTCAGAATACGGATACGATGTGAAAGGCGCTACAAAAAACAACATAGTGTACCCTTCATATGATCCTTGTATTTTTGAAATCAAGTACCCGGATACAGATATAGAAGGTAGAATTGTAACTTTTTAATAAGAAAGTATGGCAGTATTTAAAATATTCCCCGAAAAAGACGCTACTTTATATTCAGAGTACTCTAATATGAATACCGGTAGAGATGAGATCTTAGAGATTGCATCTTACTATAAAGGTAGTAACCGCTATGTTAACCGCTCTGTAATCGCTTTTAATACTGCCGAAGTAACTTCTGCTATAAATACTTATGTATCTTCTTCTAATAGAGCAGCAACGGAGTTTAGCGCTTCCCTACGACTAATGTTAGCAAGCGCTAACGAAGTGCCTACTGCTTATAGATTAGAAGCATTTCCTATATATGCAAGTACTCCCGGTACATGGACAGCTGGTAACGGGAAGTACGGTGATTTACCGAGGAACTCAAGCGGTGTATCATGGGACTTTATAGATTCAACAGGATCTTACAGCTGGGCTACAGTCAACAACGTTACTGCTTCCTATACAGGTTCTTCTATAGGAGGAGGTACATGGTATACTGGATCAGGAGATTACGACTTTAGGTACATGACTCAATCTCACACCGTAGTATCAACCCATGATGCGAATATAGATATTACCGAAGGTATTAAAGCTCACTATAGCGGAGAGGTACCTAACGCAGGATTTCTAGTAAAGCTACAAGATAGTTTAGAATTCCAGACCGACCGTCAACTATATTTAAGGTACTTCTCTAACAACTCACACACAATATACCCTCCTCATTTAGAATTAAAATGGGATGATTTTCAAACTGATTCTACGTTAAACGAAGTAAGTGACCCTAATATTGTCATGAAGATTAAGAACAATAGAGGAAAATACACAGACGTAGGTAAGCAGAGATTTAACTTACACGTTAGACCTAAGTACCCTACAAGAACATTTGCTACAAGCTCTGCTTATTTAACTAATCATTATCTACCTACAGCTTCATACTGGGGACTTAGAGATGAGAATACTGAGGAGATGGTTATTGACTTTGACACTACTTTCACTAAGATAAGTAGAAACACTACAGGTAATTACTTCGACGTATATATGGAAGGATTAGAACCAGAAAGATACTATAGAGTACTAATTAAATCTGAAATAGACGGCTCTACTAACGTTATTGATGAAAATTTAGTTTTTAAAGTAGTACGAAATGGGTAGTAAAGTAGATTTAAAAAACAGTACAGTTCGTTTAGATGAATTTAACCGTCGTATTGATAACTCTTTTAAGTATTTTGCAGAACAAGAACAGCAAGTAGATACAGATACGGTAGAAGAGCTTTTTAGGTTATATGATAAATTATATTTGGAAATTCCATCAACTGGTGAAAACTCACATCAAACCCTAGTAATACGAAGCTCTGAAATCTACGATGCAGGAGAAGATCCAAACATCGCCCTCTTACAGAATGAGATCGCAGATCTAAGAAGACAATTACTAGAAGCAAACGAAGCTATATTCGATTTATCAGATATAAACACTAACATTACAGGATTAACAACAAATGGCTAGTACTACATTCTCTATATCAGACACAGTCAGTCAAGGTAGTTTATCTCAAAGAGATCAACGTGAAGTTAATACTGTAGAGTTATCTGCACAGTTTAACCCTGTACAAGATTTTGCAGAAGCATCTCTGTATAACAACCGAGGAGAATTTATAAGCACTACTAGAGTAAACATAGGTATTAATCCTCCCAGTGCTCCTAAAGATCCATCTCAGGTAAATGAGGAGAGAGATCTTGCTTCTAGTACAGTAAGTATAGACCCTACTCCTTTATTAAATTCTATCCCCGATCCTTTAAAAGAGGGTGCTAGAGCGGTATACAGCTTCTTTAGGCCTATATTATCAAATTTTAAATTAGAAGAACTATCATACGATAGAACAGAAGGTAAGTTAAAATCTATCGGGTTTGACCGTACACAATCCTCAATTAACCTACTAATAAGCTTAGTAAAAGACGCAACCTATTACGGTAAAATTGGAATCGACCATGCCGAAGGAGAGTACACTCCTATTATAAACGTAGTAGACGATGGTGAATACCTATACCTAAAACTATATAGACCATTACCTGAATCAGTTAATTTAGGAGACTCTATTAGTATTAACCAAGAAGTAGCAGACCCGGTAACAGTTACATTTAACTTTACACCAGACGAACCAGAAGTAGCACCGACTCCTTTCTTAAGAACTGCTAACTTTAATATTAAATTAGATGATAGTTCTGCTGTATCTACAGAGTACATAAACTACGATGAGCTGTATAGTTTACCTGTTACTAATTCTTACAACAGAATATTCTCAGAAGTAGAAAAGACAGGAGTTGAATTAAGTGTGGATTACACTAATTTCGAGAACTTTGTACATTTTTCTTCTGCTAAAGAAAGGTTAGCAAATTTTAAGTATAAATTAGACTTATATGATCAGTACAGAAACGAGCGAGCAATCGCCGCATCTCTTTCAAATGCATCTAACGCAATTACCTCCAGTAATTTATATTACGATAATTTAATTAAAGGAGTAGTTTCTAAATTTGATGGATATGAGAGGTACTTATTTTATGAAAGCTCTAGTAAAGCTTGGCCGAAAGCAAGTAGTAATACGCCTTACATTAATGTATCTAGCAGTGACGCTGCAGCAACAACTTGGTACGCAGCAGAATATGCTTCAGCTTCTCTATACGATGAATTAAACGAGAGCAACCTCGAATACACCGTACCTGAATTTATCAGACAAGATGATAGTAACGCACCGTACAGTCTATTTCTAAACATGATTGGTCAACATTTCGACGAATTATGGATATCAGCAAAAGGTATTACAGATAAGTATGATGCAGATAACAGACTAGACTACGGTATATCTAAAGAGTTAATTGAAAAGACACTTCAAAGCTTTGGAGTTAAATTATATTCTTCAAATTTTGCTACCGATAGCTTACTTAACCTGTACACTGGTCAATGGTACTCAACCGGATCAGAGGATATTAATACATTTGTAACTGCTTCAAATGATCCTTCACCAAGTAACGATATTATAAAAGAGACTTATAAGAGAATTTACCACAACCTTCCGTACCTACTTAAGACAAAAGGTACTGAGAGAGGTTTACGAGCTCTTATAAATTGTTTTGGTATCCCAAGCGGATCCCTAACTATTACAGAAAGCGGAGGATACACAGTTGGAGGCTATTATTATAATAGAGCATCAACAGTAGATAAGATTAGATTAGACAATACTGGGAGTTTAGTAAGTGGGAGCACACTAAGTCTTTATACATCTATACAAAAAGAAGATAATAAATACACCCAGGACTTACATCAAATAGATATCTCTTTTAGCCCTACTACTCAACTAAATAGTGAAATTGAAGATTTGGTTGTAGCAAACACTCCAGCAGGTTTTAATATAGACGATTACATAGGAGATCCTACTGTATTGAATTCCGGCAGCTATGCATCACTTAATGCGTTTGCTTCTAGTAACATGTCTACGGTTGAGAGGTATGATGTATTTGATTTTATAAGACTAATCAAATTCTTTGACAATCAACTCTTTAAGATGATCAAAGACTTTGTTCCTGCAAGAACAGAGACTACAACAGGTATCACAATTAAACCTCATATTCTTAACAGGAGTAAGATAAAGTCACCAGTAGTAGATTGGTCCCAACCTGAATACACAGGGTCCATCGACACTGCATTTATTTCAGGCTCATCAGCAGGGATATTTGATAACCTGTCAACAACCTATTCCGCTAGCTTGCTAACACCATCCGGATCTATCCTAAGAATCTATGATGATCAAGCAGCAAAGATTAATGGAGAATTGGGAGGTACGGTTTTAGATATGTATAGCGGAAGCTTAAACGAAGCTAATCCACTAAAGAAACCTGCTAAGATCCTCCCAAGGTATGTAGCGTCAGGATCATCTTCTAACAACAATCCTGCTCAAGGAACATTTAACTGGCAAGCAGAACTAGAACCAGCCCAACTCGATCCAGATTATCAAATCAAGTATTTATATATTAACGAAGTTGATGCTAACGGTGAAAATATTGAAAATGCTTTAGGTAATTTAAGACCTGGAGATAAAATCACATTTAGCGTTAAATACCAATCAGTAATACCGTAATGGCTATACATACTCAAACTTTTACTGCTGAAATAGAAAACATTACCCCAATAACTGCTGGGGTATGGCGTATTGTGTTAAAAGATGGAGAAGCTGTATTAACAGGAGTCAATCCTCCAGCTTCAGCGTTAGGAAGCGGTATTAGTGATGAGAGTAATATGCTCTTAAATCCTTTTATTGACGTTAGAAATATAGACTACCATCCATATAACGCTATTCTAAACAACGCAACTAACATAAGTAACGCTGCTCACCTACAAGAAGTAGATTATAGTAATGGAGTATTAGTACCTACAAACATCACTCAAATTAGAAACAATACCGCGGTAAAAGCTGAAGTAAGCGAATATATACACAACGCCGCTGGTATGGTAAGAGGTAAGTATACCGGTAAGCAATTAAAAGCAGCAGAACTTAGCGTGTTTACTGAAGGCGATAAATCTTTCGGCAAGTCACCTGTAATCTATTACAATGACAAGTACTTCGGGTACGCTCCTGACCTAGAACGTACTGACCCAGTCCTTGCCGGAAAGACGCAATATTCACTAAGGTACTTAGTTGACGATAATGGAGAAGTCGTAGACTTAACTAACATAAGTAATAAGAGCCAGTATATTCAACAGAATTTCAGAGAAGGTAATCTGGTTAACGTTAGATTAC